CCTACACCTGGTATTATTGGAGAATGTGTTGTTGGTAATTGATCTGGTTTTCCAGTTGTTAAAGTTACTGCACTTCCAATAGAAGCAGTATTTATAGCATTTTGAAATCCTCTAACTCTTCCAAAAGAACTAATTTCGGCATTCCCATCTAAAGAAACTAATGTATTATTTGGAGATTTTGTAACTCTCTTTAATTCATCAGAATGGAATCCTTGCTGTACTCCAATATTAACTGTCATTCCTCTTTTTTTACCATTTGTTTTTTGAGTAGATAAAACACCTGCCATTTTTTGTAGCATTGCTTTCCTATCTCCATCTTCTATTTCTGGATTATTTAAAATCATATTTTCAAATTGTTGAATTTCATCAAAATTAAATACAGCTTGAGGGATTTGTTGATCTTGTATTTTTCCAATATGATCAGCTTGTTTAGCACCCATTAATGCATCTCTTTTTATATATTCTTCATTATATTTATCAACAAATTGATTAACATAATCTCCAACTGCTTTAGCTTGTGTTTTTGCATCCATTCCTTTTAAACTTTCTGCAGCTACACCATTATGTCCTAATAATCCTTTTTTCTCTAAATTTTTAACTACATTAGGATCAGTAGTTTTCATACCATTCCAAAAAGCACCTGTTGGATCAAAATTATAAAATTGCACAATATCCTTGTTTGCACTTCCCATAGCTTGATTCATCATAGTTCCAAATGTTGCACCTTTTCCTGCTCTTTGATCTCCTTGAAAAATTACAAAATTTTGCCCTCCAGGATCTGCAGGAGAGTTTGACATATATTGGTTTGAAGTAAATTCAAATTTATATTCTATGCGCTTTCCACTTTTTGCTTCACTTGAATAACCTTCTTGTAGACCATTTATAGATTCTCCAAGATTTTTTGCAGGTAATGGTTTTATTTCCCAATCAATTCCTGCAACTTTTTTAACATTGATTTTTGTTTCTCCACCTGGTGTACCTCTATCCATCGTAAAATACTTTGCAGCATCTTTTCCATAAGATAATTTTAATGATTTTTCTAATGCCTTTATTTTTGTTGGGTCAAATGGGAATCTTATTTCCCCTTTTATTGAATTTACTTTTACTCCTGAACCTACAATTCCTCTTATGTTATTTAATTTTGTAAAAGAGTTAATTACATTTTTATTATTTGTTTTTACTTTTTGCAAAGGAATACCTTCATATCTTATATTTAAAAAAGTTTGTGTATCTTCCATTTTTTCTTTTGGTGTAACTTTTAGAGGTTGTGCTTTATAAGTCCCAAATTGACCATAAAGTTTTTCTCCTCTTGATAATTTTTCAGAAGTTTCAGCTTGTTTTTCCGCACGAGCTGCATGTATTGATTTTTCATTTTGTAAAGCCAAAACAGCATTTGTTCTTTCATCTTCTTTATTTATTTGTCTTTGAAGTTTATCATATTGCAAACCTTCTTCACGAGTAAGTCTTTGGCCAGAAATTATTTTATTATCCATCCCCTTTAATGTACTTTTAGCACCTTCATAACTCGTTCCTCCGGCTGCTTGTTGTTTTAAAGAAAGTGTTTTTTGATTTAATTGAGTATAGACATTTTGAATCATATTATTTATTTCTTGTTTTTTAACTTCAGCTGCCGGCCCAGAAGTTGGAATAGCATCTAATTTTTTAGCAAATTCTGAAATAAAATTTGTGCCTGCAGCCCATAATCTTAAATTATATGCAGCTTGAGATTCTGCTTCTCCTTTTGGAGTAGCTAAAGCTTGAGTTAATCTTTCTTCTGCTGGAGGTTTTGCCTCAGGTTCTACTGGTTTTTTACCTAATTTTTCTTGAATTTTTCCAGAAACTTTTTCTTTTAATTTTTCAATAGTATCCTTAAATCCTTTTTTTTCTTCTGGAGTTAATTTTTTTCCTTCTTTACTTGGTAATTCTTTCTTACCTTTTGTTGAGATTGCTTCCTCCTTAGGACCTTCTATAGCTTCTAATTTTGTAAATCTAGCCCATCCCTTTTTAGTAGGATCTATTTCTACAATTCTAAATTCCTTTTTTCCTCTTTTTACTGTATCTCCAATTTGTTTTTTACCCATTTCTCCTGTTGAACCCATACCCTTAGGTGAGGGTGGTGTTGCCCTTGGCATGCCGGCAAAGGCTTTTTTTATAATTTCTTCAAGAAATTTATCTTTTTTTAGAATTTCGTTTTTCATTTTATTCAAAAATTCATCCATTATATTGACCTCGGGAAAATTTTGATATGATTTACTATTATTTGGTCTATTTCTTTTTGCCACATTTCTATAATCCCTGCAAAAGGTTTTGCCCCAAAACTCTCACTATATCCATCAAAAGATCTAGAAACCATTCCTCGCATTAAATTAGCCCAAAAAGCAGACATAATTTGTACTCCAACATATTTCCCAGCCGCCGTACATATATCTTCAGGAGTTGTGCTAAATCCCCAATCATATTGGATTTCTATATTTCTTCTTCCTGTTATAAAAATATTTCCAAACATTGATCTTGCAGGAGAATCTGATAAAAATGCAGGATAAATTGGTGGTAAAAATACTTCGCCCCATTCAGGATGAATAATCAACTCAAAATCTAAAAATGTTCTCATAGCTTGTAATAACGGATTATACATAATTACATGAGTTAATTTAGTCATTGGGAAATTATAAGTTCTTATAGAATCTTTCCCATTCCCATCATAATATTCAATAGCATCTCTATGATAGTAAAAATTTGTAAATGTTCTATTATTTATATATGAATCCGCTATTGGAATCCAACCCTTTAATTTTGAATCTGAAAGATAATCAGTTTCCTCACAATATTCTCCTGTAAGTGGATCTCTAGATCTTAATCCAAAAGAATTCATAAGATCTCTTACTTTTTTTACTGTTGTATAATATTGATCTCCTCTAAGAGTTAATGCACTTACTTGTGGTGCTGGAGAAACTCCATCAGAAATAAAATACATTTTCCAATAAAAAAGTCCGGCATCTATTTCTAAGGGAAAAGCTTCCATTACAGTTGCAGTTAATTCACTTGGCAAATTAGATCCCGAGACAGTTGTTGTAAGAGATGAATCAGTCCACTCTTCATTTAATGTATCATAATAATACCAATTATAATTATCGTTACTAATTTGGAATTTTATTATACTTCCTGAAGAAGGATTTACTGAAGATACAACAAAACTCTTTAAAAAAGTAAATCCTACTCCTTCAACATTGATAATTGAAGGCATTGATACATCTGCAGGATCAGTAAGTGTTATATAATCTTCTGCAAAAGTTATCTTATCTGCATCAAAAATATATTCTGTTTGCTCTCCATAAACTGTGTTCCATGTAAAATCAATTTGCACAATTTGTTTCCTTTGTTCTTATAAATTTAAAATTTCTTAATTATTGAATCTACTACTTCTTTTTTTCCCTCTAAATATTTTTTCAAATTTGGCAATCCCTTACAAATTTTTTCCCCTACTTTATATTTTGTTCCTTGTTTTGCAATTATGTTCAACCCAATTGCTTTCTTTATTATATTTTTCAAATTTTCTTCTTCTAGATTCTTGTTTCCACTTCTATTTTCAATTTCTATAAGTTGATCCAATATATTCACATCATGTTCTTTTTTTTCTACTACATTATTCTCTTCACAATCCATTGTATTATTTACTGTGTTAATTACTGGTAATATTTTTTTAAAAGAATTAGGATATTTTTCTTTAAGGTATTTAGCAACTAGTTCTGATACCTCTATGGATTTGCCTTTAATAAATCTATAAGTTTTGTTTTCTGGTTTAAAATTCAATGCTAAATTCATATCTGGAAGTATAATCACTTGACTTCTCCTTTTATTTCTTTAATTGTTTTTACAGAGGGTACTACAAAGTAGTACCCTCCGGGATTAGTTAATCCTTACTTAGCTTGCAATGTTGTCGATAGTAACTACTGCTTCACAATATTGTGCATTGAATGCAATTCTCTCAGAAGCTACGATCAATAATTGATCCGATCTGATAAGAACTTCATCCGAAGACTTAATTGTGAAAACGCGTCTGTCACCGATGATTGCTGCATTTCTGTTCATCATTATTGCTTGAGATATGCTTGTAGTTGCGTTCACTGCTAGCAAGTTTGTTGCTACTACAGGAACTCCCCAAACTTTACCGATTTCACCTGGTAAAGATGTACCTGTTAACCCTAATTGGTTAACAGCCAAGTTAATACCTAACAATTGTCTTAACGTACTTTCTTCACGTAGAGATACTATCAATAATAACTCAGATTTATCACGTCCGTAGACATCAAGATTCTGAATTCCTCCTGAAATATCTGCTAACGCAAGTGCACCTGAACCAGCATCAACAGCAGTACCGCAAGCAAAGTTGAGGATACCGTTGAAAGCTAATCTTTGATCATTTACATACCAGTCATCAGCAGTAGCTGAAGCAGGCTCTGTAATTGTTGCTGTATGTGCTGTTTCACCATTGATGAACACATTTTCCTCAGCAAGCGCGAAAGCTTTAGCCATATCATCCCTGATTACAGGAACAATAGGAAGTACTGAATCTTCTTCTAATTCGGCCGAGATTGCTAATGCAACCATCAACTTTTTAGCAGCTAATTCTCATTTTGTTTTTAACAAATAATATTTGCTAATTAATATTATTCCTCAGCTTTATCTATACCTGAGTATCGGACTATATCATCACCAATTTCAGGCGTACTGCGTGTAGTCTCTAGCGGGAAAGATATTTGTTGAAGATACTTTTCTACATTATCTATTAGATTCTCTTTTAACCACTTTGCTTTTTCTAATGGAATTTTATACTTATTTTTTAAATAATCTTCTAAATTATCAATCTTCCGTCGGGATTGTCCATAATATAATAATCCTAATATATTTTCAAGTCTAGTGTGACAAGATATACAAAGCGTTATCATATTATTAGGGGTGTGTGGATTTTTAAGAAGTTTTCTAGCTATTATATGATGAACTAAATATTTATGCTTTGAACCACATATTTGACAAGTAAACTCATCTCTTATTAAAGCAATATATTTCTTTATTAAATATATTTCGTTTATTTCTTTTTCAGAGTTTGATCTACTTTCTAAATTAATAAATTCATCTATTATATTTTTGCTCATACTTCTTAGATTCTCTTTCACTTTTTCACTACTTTCTCTTCCATAAGTAAAGTCATAAAGTTTTTGCATCATTTCTTGAGCTTTTTCTTTCCCATATTCTTTTTCCCAATTTTGATACTGTTTATACCTATCATGTTTTGTTTTAATCATGTTTTCAGTATTTTTTAATACTCTATGATCGCTAAACTTTGACAAACCTTTATTCCACGAAGATTTTGTCCTATTATATACACCACTAGTCATTTTGTATCATCTCCTTTTTGAGATTAAAATCAATATAATATGTAAAAAAGTTTTATATTATATGAAGTTTTTGTGGGTTCCCCCGATATAGCAATATTCTCACTTCTTAGTTTCCTAAAAAGGCCGCAGGCTTTTAAGCTACATGTAACATGAGTTCTGGTTCTTCATGGTAGCTATGGATGTTTACGGTTCCAGTAGACATTAAGGACTCAGGAGACGAAGCTCCTTCTCCAACGAAATAAACAGAATTCCCTTGGGTTAACTTAGGAAAACGATATGTCTCTGTAGGCATTTGAAAACTTTGCAGAAATTGTCTTAAGTACGACTTTTGGCGAATAAAAGGTATAATTTGATCTGCCAATTGAGGTATGATCAAATCTCCACCTGTACCAGTAGTCGAGTTAAGTGCTTTTTCAAAACTCATTTAAATTCACCCCTTTCAGTTTATAGATTTTTTATAGGAGTTTTTATTATCGTGGTTATCCCCTCGGGTACCACAAAAATTATCGTTGAATTACTCAACTAAAAATTATTTTTTGATTAACATTTGAGCGAATGCTCTATCTACTTGTTCTTGAGAAGCCTGACTTTTTTCTACTTTTTTATCCCCTTCAATTGCTTCTGGAACAACTGATTGTCTACCTTGAGATTTTTCTGTTAATTCCTTAACAGTTTTTTCGAGCGATTCAATTTTATCATCTTGAGATTTTCCTACTTTATCTTTGCCATAGTTCTTAATCTTACCTTCATCAAACTTACCTAGCATAGGTTTAGCTTCTGCATGTTTCTCGCTTAAATCAGAATCTGCAGGAATTGTTTTCTTCCCATCAGACGCATCAATACTATGAGCTTCAGAATCCTTCTCTATCTCAGGTACGCTTGAACCAGTTTCCTTTGCAGTATCTGGTAATACTTTTGTATCTGCGCCTTTCGCAGGTGGAGCAACGGCAATAGATTCACTTGGTTCTCCTCCTCTTGCCATCTCTTGTTGTGAATTTGTGTAAGTAGTATCTGCGCCTTTTGCAGGTGGAGCTACAGCTATAGAATCAGCATCCATTGACTTACCACATTTAGGGCAATAAGACAAATCATCTCCCATTGACTTTTCAAAAACAGAACCGCAATCTTGACATTCTACATCTACAACCTGACTAGATTTCTCTAATCTATCACCACAGTGAGTACAGAATTTTGCATCGTAGCTTTTACCTACTCCATCTTGTGTTTCAAATTCAGCCTTGCAACCGCGACATACTAAAACTTCCATATTTTCACCTCCTCCAATATTTGTTGATTTTTCTTTTTTGTTAAAGGGAAACTTTTTCTTTTTCTTTTCAAATCCCCTTTCATTATCATCATCGTCAGCATCAATATTTACTTCAACATCGTCGTCATCTTCATCATCCGCATCGATATTTATTTCAACATCTTCGCTGTCATCATCTTCACCATCTCCACCATCTCCAAAACCATCACCCTCTTTTTCAATACCCATTCCATCATCTAATCCTTCTTCTTCTAAAAGTTGATTAAGTTTTGCATTTATTCCTTCAAGAGTAGCAGGCGCTTCTACAGCAGGTGCTCCTACAGCAGGTGCTCCTACAGCAGGTGCTCCTGTATTAACCATAGCTTCCTCAACAACGGGTTGACCTTCAGGTTGCAATAATTCTTCACCTTGAGTCATATCATTTTGAGCATTTTGATTAACTACTTCACGATCTGGTACTTTTGCAGCTGTTTCTTCTTGAGCAGGTGCCATTTCAGTACCTTGAGCAGCTTCCTCTTCAATAACAGGCTCTTGAGTTCCAGCTGGCGCCCCTTGAACGGGAGCCTCTGGTGCAACTCCTGCTCCTGCATCTGCAGAAACATCAATTTGCAACAATGTTGCTAAATTATTAAGTGCTCCTTTTATTCGCTGTAAACTAGCTTCGTCTAAATTCTCTGTTGCTACGGCCTTTTCTAATGCTTGGATTTCTCTAGATGCGCTAGACGCATCAATCGCTTTATCCAGTGATTTCATTAGCAATTTCACCTCCTTTTCATCTTTATTTAAGCTCTTCGCAATAGCGAAAACTGCCTCCGAATTCACTGGTAATCCAGTCAGAGACAATTCACGAAGTTCCATCTTCGTAATTTTCTTGACGTCACGATTTAAGTGACGGTCAAAATAATTTGTTGTTTTAACAGCATCCCCTCCGATGCTACATCCATATAAATACCCACCTTTAATTAATTCCCTAATTGGTTCTCCAATTGCTCCGCCTGCTATTTCTCCTCTAAAATACAAACTCTTATCATCAGACCAAGCATCGACGATTTTACCAACTGGCAAACTTAGTTCTTTTCTTCTATGTTCTATAAAAATAGGAATTGATTGCCCTTTTGCTGTTCTTTCTTTTATAGTATTGATAGCATCAGCATAAGATTCTGCTCCTATAACTTCATTTTCCAAATCTACAACTGCTTTACTCATTACTCCTTCGATTATACATTTACTATTTTCTTCATTACTTTTATTAATTTTACCTTTTGTTGAGAGTCTATTTAAATACATATTTATACTCCAATTTTATTTAATAATTCTTTTACATCGACCGAAATTTTAATACGATTTTTATTTTGCTTTACCCATTGCTTAGCATCTTGTAATCCCCAAGACTTTCCTATTTCAGAATCTCGATTGAAAATCAAAGTTTGTACTCGTATTTTAGGATCTTTAGGTAGTTGACCAATTACGGCTTTTATACCTAATGCCTTTGAAATAGAAATAGTTCTCATTGTCGATCTTTGAAATATTTTTGGACTGCGTTGTCTAATTCTTATATCTTCTATTTTTGCTTTTTTAGGTAATTTTACTATATTGGCATTTATAACCTTAGATATAGATTTAATCATACCTTTTATTTCTTTTTTACTATTTAAAGATTTATTTGTTTCTATATTAAAATCAGATAGTGTCTTTTTAATTATACTTTTTGTAAAATCATGAGCAGTTATTAATTTAGAATTATATTTATCAAATTCATTATATAGATTTATAACTATCTCTGAAACTAAATCTTCTTTTGAAACAAAACTTTTATATCTATTTGCTTCAGAAGAAATAGTATGTTTTGTTTTATTTATAAAATTCTCAAAAACTTTATTAATTTTTTTTTCAGTTAGGGCAACGCCTTTGCGTCCCTTAATTATGGGTATACGATATACCATTTTGGGTACTCCTTATTCTTATTGCTTGTAATTTGGGACTTAGATCTTAACTTGGAAGTAAATTGTTTAGTTCGCGCATCATTACATAAAATTTAATTTCTTTTGCCAATCTTGAGAAAGATTCTTCTATTTTTCTTTCTTCAATCTTTGGAGATTGTTTTTTAAGATAAGCATTTATTTCTTTTTGTAATCCTGTAAAAGCTACTTCAACATTTTGTGAATTCAATTTTTGCAAGATATCATTTGTTGCTGATTCATCTCCTAATGCAACAAGTATTGAATCTTTTAATTGTTTATAAGCTGTATCAATTATATTTCTCTCTACTGTTGATTCACTTTCATCTACAATTATTGTTTGTTCTTCAGTTTCTTCTTCAGTTTCTTCTTCTCCACCTTCTTCTGCATCTGGTCCTTCTTCACCCTGTAATCCAGCAAGTATACCCTCTAATCCTTCTGGGCTCCCTGATTCTCCTTCTCCTTTTACATCTAAACCTCTCTCTTTTCTAACTTCTTCAACAGTCATAATTTGTGAATTTATTAAAATCATATCTCTTTGAGCTGCTTGCATTTCATCTTGTATTGATTTTTCTTCTTCAAATGTAAATTCTAAATCTGGAGATTTAAATTCAGCTACAATAATTTCTTCTGTTATAAAAGAAGAAATCCTATCCATCATTGGAAATATTGTTTTATTTTTAAATGCTTGTGATTGAAGCACTTGACCTGTCATTGGGGCTCCCTTTACTTCATCTGCAAAACCAACTTCAGATGGAGTAACACCAAAAGCTAACAAAATCATTTTCATCAACCAATTCATATATTGCATTAATTCCATATCTTTTGAAGACATAGCTAATGGAATCCACTTTGCACCTGCTTTTCCTTCTTGTGCTCCGGGATTACTTAATACCATCACGCGATGGGGTTGTTGAAGATTTTCTTGTCTCCAATATTCTCTAAATCTATCTAATTGTGCTTCATTTATTGCTCCAAGTTCTAAAATACCTCTTGGAGTTGCATTATTTTCAAAATATTTTATATTATAAGATTCGCCGTATAAAAAAGCAGTTACCATATTTTCAAGTGTATTTAATATTGGATAACCATAGGGTGTATGAGAACGAGGATTCATCATCATATAAATTAATTGATCTTTATTAAAGAATTTTGGTTCTTCTTTTGTATTTTCTAAAACTTGATAATATCCTAATAATTTTCCATATTTATCAATTTTAATTCTAATTGTATCTCCTGCAACAGCATATAGTTCCTTTAATTTGCCCCCATGACCTCTTACTTTTTCAATAACACCTGCGTCATATAAAAGCAAATCCCACATTACTTTTTCCAAAAATATTCTAAAACTTTCCCTATTTTCATTCGGATGTCTTAGGAAATCTGAGATTTTTTTAATTCTACTTTTTTGATCTTCTTCTTTTTTAGGATCTAATTTATCATCAACATCTATTGCTTTAATTGTATAAGGTGCTACGCAAACTTCATTTATAATAGTATCAATAGCTGCACGAACTACTACATTCTTTTCATACATCTTTCTAAGAATTTGGCTATTTAGTCTTGATTCTAAAGATGAATTATCTCTTTCTTGACCAAACCTTGCTTGATCTTGGTATGTAGGGATAACAGCTATTCCTGATTTTTCAATAGATAGAGGAGTTTTAGCTCTAGGAACTTCAATAAAGTTGTTCCCTAGTGATTTATTTATGGAATTTTTAAATGAATCTCTAAAGCCCATTAATTTACCCCACTTTTTAGTTTTTCTATGAATCTAAAAACCAATAATATTAAACAACTATATAGTGGGTTTATACCAAATAATTTTATTAATGTGTATATTGCTGCTATATATCCTCCGAATGAAAATAATTTTTCAAAAAGGGAGTTTTTATTATTATTCCAAATTGTTGAAAACAAAACATATATACTTCCGAATAATCTACCTATTGATGAAGAAATTTGTTCATATAATTTTAATAACCATTTTTCTTTTTTTCCTTTTTTAGATTTAACTTCTGAAGGCAAATATTGAAGTGTATGTGCTTCGCACTTTGGACACAAAATTTTATGTTTTAAGTCATTAGGGTGTATATTGTTGTTTTTTTGTTCTTCTTGAGCTAATTTAAGTATTTTATCGGATTTTAAAAACTGATTAGAACATGTAAGACATTTAAATTTATGTATTATTTCTTTTTTCTTTTTAAACATTAACTACCTCTTTATTTATTTTTTTAGTTTTCATACTTTTACTTCTTCCAAAGTCTTTTTATTAACTTTATTTATCATATGTTCAATTCTATGGTGACAACTAACACATAAAGTAATTAAATTTTCTCTATTATTATCTTGTGACTCTTGAAATTTTATCTTATGGTGAACATCAAGTTTACAATTTTGTTTTCCACAAAACTGACAAGTATAATTATCTCTCTTTCTTACAACTTTACTAATTTTACTCCAATCATTACCATATTTATGTCTTACAAAATCATCAGAATACATATTTCCATTTTTAATTAATGTTTTCTTTCTTTTCTCTTGCACCCAATCTAATCCAGAAACATTTCTAATACCATACTTCTTTAATAAATTATTTTCTCTATTTTTCATACATTTTTTGTGAATATTTTTATCTTTCCAGTTATGATCTACACCATATCTATCTAACATTGTCTGTTTTTTCTTTTTATTAATTTTCTTCATTTTAATTGGATCTTGCGATGGTATAATTCCTAATAAAGCCCTATGTCTTCCTGCACAAGAAGAAGTACAATATTTTCCATTTCTTCTTGCCTCTTTGTTGCATTCTGGATTTGCACATTCTGGATATCTACAGTCATCACAGTACCGTTGACCATTAGAATTTGAGTTAAACTCTTTGTTGCATTTTTTGCAAATTTTAACTTTTGCAATTTTATTCATTATATAAAATTTTGTCTCTCAGCCCTTCTTTTGGCTTCAACTCTTCCTCTTTCAATTGCCTTATTTAAAAAATCTTCTGCATCCTTAATTATCTTCTGTTTATTCACTTTATCAATTTCATCCTCATAAGCTTTATTAGTTGCCCCTGTTGCCCTCATTACACTTCTCATCACTGTAAAGGAATCTTGAAAAGAAAGTCTTGCTATATCATCAAACTTTCTTCCAATTAAAACATCTGGACCTTTAATAACTACTCCAGAAGGATCACAAAATAATTTAACTCCAGCAAATTGTTTCCATTCGCCCGTTCCACCAAGCTGAACTACTGATTTGTCAATCAATTCTACTGACTTCTCTATACTGCCTGATAGCTTAGTTTTTTCTGATTTTTCTATTTTACCATTATTTATTCTGTATGTTTTTGCCATTATTTACTCCCTTTTAAAGTATCTATTAATTCTTGTGCATTTTTTCACTATGTTCATCCATAGCTTCTACATTTAGTTTATCTTCTCGTCGTTGCCATTCATTTGGATGATTTCTTTTCAACCATGTCTCAAAAATATCAATTGGTAATTTTTCTTCCATTATTTTAATATGCTCTTTTTTACCCTTTTTCCAAGGACCCTTTGATTTTAAAATTGGTAATTTCATTGTTTACCCCTTAGTTATTTCATTAAATTTATCTCTTGCTTCATCTTCATTTGTACCCTTAAATATATATTCTGGATTCATACTTCTATTTGGAGTATCTGTTGTTTTCCAAATTCTAAATTCTAAATCTTCGGGAATATTTAATTTCCCTAATACATAATTATAGCCATCTGCTTTTCTAATGAAATCTAATTTTTCACTTGTTTGAGCGAAAGAAGCTTTTAAAAATTCTGACCTCTCATTTAATGGACGATTTTGCTGATCTATTACGTAGGCGATATCCATATTTGGATTTTCGTATACCATGTTTTTTTCTCCTTTTTATTTATCTAAGGGGTTGTAAATCTGTTTGTCGAAAAATTAAATTTTCTTCTTTATTAATTCTATCTTCCAATATTTCTATAAAATTTGTAAATCCTGCTAATTTCCCCTTGATATTCGTTTGAGCATAATTTACCTCTGGAATATCAGAAATTTCTTCAAATAATACAATTAATGCTCCTGTTATTCTTTTATATTTTGCATCTAAATAATATAAATCATTTTTATTATTTAAATCATACAATATTTGTGCTAGCGTGCAGTGCACGCCTTCGTTATATATTTTTACAACTTCATCATTTGTTGATTTTTCTGTATCAAAAATACCTTCTTGAATAAGAGTTGTTAAATTTATATATAGTGAAAATTGTTGGTCAATATTAAGTTTTGTTATTATGTTATTATCTAACAATTTTCTAGAATCATTTTTTGTATTAGGCAAAGAATTTGCATGAATACCATCAACAACTGTGTTTAGGTTATTTTCCATTTCTTCAACCATCATATCTTGATGTATTTTTTCATCCTCTCCCCTGAGGGAGAGATTATCGATTGACTTGAGCATTGGATATTCCTTCTATTTTATTTGAGGTTCTCTAGCGTTTGTTGGATCTTTTTCTATTTGTTGTTCTACTAAATTTAAAACATTCTCATATGCTAAACATTGATTATTATAATAATTATAATCATATTCCGTAGGCATATTTTTTGATTCCTCTCTCATTACCTTTCTTGTTGCATATTCATAGTTTAACTCTTTTTCTAATTTATCTAAATACAAACTATAATTAGAAGCTAAATCATAGCAATGAGTATATACTTGAATTCTACCATCGTGAACTATCGAATGAAGCAGAGTTTTTATTGCTTGCAAAAGCATTTCGCGCATATAGGGATTAGGAATTAAATCCTTATCGGCTACTGCGACACCAATTCTATTAGCTAATTTTTTGTCATTCTGCCATATATTTAATGTCATAGGGAGTCCTCATTTATTATAATTTTTTACTTACTTATTTAGCTTCTTTTTCTCTACCAACCAATAAAACAGTCCTTGTGCAACTACAAATAATCCAGTTACTAATAAATGCACAGGTAGAACAGAATTTAGTGCTAGTTCACTCGGATAAATTAATAGTCTTTTTGTGGTTTCACCTAGCATTATAATTCCTATAAAGGCCATTATACCGCTATTTATAGATAGAATATCTGCTAAATCTTTGGCATATTTGTTTTTTGTTACAAATTTTATTCGTTTAAATACAAAACACAATTTTATAGCCATATATATTCCAGATAACATAGCTAATATTATTGGTATAAAGAGTAATTTAATCATTTTATTTTCCTTTTTGGAGGTCGGGATGGGAATTGAACCCACGCTTATTGGATTTGCAGTCCAAGGCCTTACCACTTGGCTACCCGACCATTTTTAGTTTTGTGGTGGGTTAGGTAAGATTCGAACTTACTAGTCCTTTCGGAATCAGATTTACAGTCTGACGCAGCCCTCCAGCTCTGCCGCTAACCCATAGATTAGCTACAATAATAAAGAATTATTCTTTTGCTGGCGAACTGTTTATTTGTCATTATTCGTTTTTCTTCCTTTATCTATTATTATAAGTTTTTAATACTATTTTGCGCTCTTGAGTACTCTTTTTTTAATTTTTTTAACTCTTTTTTTAATTTATAAGCTCTTTCTGACTCTGGATTTTCTTTTCTTAATAACCTCTTTATTTGATCTACTCCGTATTCTAAATCCATAATTTTGTTTATTATTTTCTCTTTTTCATCACTTAACACTATTTTAGTTTTTTTACGACCTGAACCATACCCACCCTTAAGTATTGGTAGCTTTATCATTAGTGTTTCACCTCTGCTTCTTTTTCCATTTTTATTAATCTTGTGTAATAATCAGGTATCTCATCTAAATGATCTTTTGCAATCTTTTCTGCTAATAATTTATCATCGGTATGTTCCATCTCTATTTTTGTTCCCATTTTTAATTGTTTGAGATCATATGATTTCATTATTGGTAATTTCATTATAGTTTACCATCCTTTTTTTGTTGTCCCCAAGTCGAACCACTTCGTGTTTGAACTTGAGGTGATTGTATATGAAATTGTCCTGGATGATTTGGGAATTGAGGCCCACTTGCATTTGGAGTTCCATAAGTTGTAATTCCTGGCAATTCTGGGCAAGGAATATTACACATTTTTGTTAAATTGTTCATTCTTAAAGTAAAACCTTGTATGGGTTTTTCTCTTACTTGAGAAACTCTTGTATCTGGATGTGTTAATCCAAATCTTAATTTTGGTGCCGGAAGTGGAGATTTATTTACCCAATTATTTACTGTCCAACCTGAAGGAGCTACTGCTCCATATTTTTGTTTAAAATCAAAATTACCTTCATTTACTTTTCCAAAAGTAGTTATAGGATTAAAACCCCTTCCATCAAGATATGCCATTAAATTCCTTTTTCAATTGGAAGCCTAAATATTATTGATTTTTGCAGTTCTCCTGATTTAATGTCATCATATGTATAATTATCTTTATACTTTAATCCTTTTCTTTCAAAACTTAGATATTTTATTTTATCTACATCAGCATCTTTAAATGCTAAAGCTACATCTTCTTTAAACTCAGGCTTCATTTTTATATATATTTTATTTTCAGGTTCGTCTTGAGCATATTCAGTTCTTTGAAATTGTGTTAATGCTCCTGAAATTTCATAGACTTTTTTAGCAGAACTATAATATTCTTTTTCATTAAAGCTAGCAACTAATTCTAATTCTTTACTTTTACCTTTCTTAAGCATTTTACCTGTTATAGCTAATTTAACATTATGATGATCTGCTAAAAAATTAACAAATCCTCTTACTTTATAATGTCGTATGTCTTCTTTTCTACCCGAAAAGCCACGACCAATACCATGCATTCTATTTTGTATAAACCAAGGTTTTCCTTTTTCAATCATTTTATTTCCCCTTTTCGTTTCAAATTCTTCCACAATCCAGGAGTATTTGAGTTTATAGAATTCCAAGCTGGTGCTGGGTCTTGATATTTTTCTCTATTTCTAGGAATCCAATCTAATTGACTTTTTTGAGGAAGTGCTCTAGTTCTATGAAATTGATGGTTATCTGGTTTAACACCTGTTCTAAGTTGCCAAAGAAGATTATCAGAACTTCTATATGTATTGGGAAAGGGATACGTAAGATTTAATTCTTGAGGGGTTTTTGCATACCCCTTCCAGTAATTAAAATAATCAGCAAAGTAATTATCCTTATAAGTTGGTTCTTCAGGATTACCTGCTAAATAGTTTACTTCTCCCATACATACATAATAAGACATAAACTAAATTACTCTTTTATTTCTTCTTTTTCTTCTTCAACTTTTTCTTTTTCTTCAACCTTTTCTTCTTCTTTTTCAATAGAAGATTTTTCTATAGAAGTATTTGTCTTTTGCTGAGCTTTTTCTATTTTATTTTCATTAACTGTGAATGTATTAAGTGCCATTGTTTTCTCCTTTTTATTTTTAAATTCTCTTAATAACTTAAATCCAAACTTATTTGCTTGTGATTGTGTATTTTGTCCCTCTACTTGTCTTGTTTTTCTTAAATAATGAAATATTTCATGACCAAATATCCAAATTACCATTTCATTTATATCTTTATATTCTTCTTCATCCCATATCCACTCTAATTGATGTTTGCGAGGTATTACTGAATTTTCATTAAATGTATTTGATTCTTTACACCCAATATACATTCTTTCAGTATATGGATATTCAGTATATTTTCCAATTCTACATATAATATCAAAAAGCTTTTTTCTTTTTAATTTTTTACCAAACTTTTTAAATTTATTTACTTTTTGTGTAGATATTGGATAATTACAACGTCCTGAATTTCCCCAATTATTTGAATACTTAAACTCTATAAATTCTAATTTATCAATATTATATTGATTTATAAACTTATCAATAAAACTTTTTGTTTTATCTTTGAGTTCTAACTTATACTTCAGCTCCACTTTTCGCCTCACTTTTATTATATATGTATTATATAATAAATACACTCAGAAATCAACTATTATTTAATAAATTTTTGCCAAACATTTCCAAATGCATCTACAAATTTTTCTGGTAAATTTTCTTTTATAAAGTTACTCTTTCTTTTAAATAATTTTATTGCCGTTCTCTCTGTATTCATTGGAATTGCTGGTACCTTTAAACTTTTTGAAGCCATATATTTTTGTAAACTTTCATCATAGCCAACTATTTTGTAACTTACTTTATTTATGTTTTCTGTTGTTTTTGTGTATTCCTTCACTTCTTTACTCCTATCATTATTATTGTTATAGTACTCTGTTGTACTAACAAGTTTTTGTCTAAACTGTTGAAGAGTTTCTCCACTTCCTGGAGATACATCAAAAAACTCAGCTAATTTATCTTGAGCTGCAAATGATCTTACAAAATGTTTACCCATTTATTTTTCCAAAAAAGGCAAACATCTTTTAACAGTATTACTTATATCTCCAGAAATACTAGTAATATAAGAAATGAAAAGCTCTTTATTTGTAGCTAATTCTTCAGGGTCCTTTGTCATTTTTTCAATTAATCCTAGGCCCTTTCCTTTGATTCTTGAATATACTTTTACATGTAATCCCTCTAAAGACTTAATTGCCTCTTCCTTAGAATTAATTTCCTCTCTAACGTAGTTTGATTTATCTTCTTTCATTTTTTGTTCCATTTTCTTCTCCTTTTATTTTACTAATTGTTTTATTTTTAATTCCAATGTTTTATTTATTTCAATATCCTTAAATCTTAAAAATTTAAAATCAGGATAAAATTCTTTTATTTTATTTTCCCTAATTACATCTTTTTCTTTTTGTTTCTCGTGAAATTTTTCATCGATTTCAATAATTATTTTTTTATCAAAATTAATATAATCTGGCCAGTAACCAAGCTCCTTGATATAAAATTCATTAGGATTGGTAGCATATTGTCCATTTGTATTGTGTTGTTTATCAAAAGATTTAAAAAATGCAACCCCTTCTGAATTATAAGCTGGAAATTTTCCATTATTTAATAAAACTCTTTTGACAGCTGCTTGTCTAATTTTTACCTTAACTACTTCTGATACTTTTTTATTTTTATGAACCTTGCTATGACTTTCTCTTAATTTATTTGCTTTTTCTTTTCCATATAATTCTTCGTAAGTCTTACCTTTCTTAGATGAATTTCTACCTATTTGAGCTTTACCTATTTTTTGTTTATGATCTTCTGATAAAATTTTTCCTTTATTAATTAAACTTAATTTATTTTTAGTTTCTTTCGAAAGTTTTTTACTTTTATGAGCTTCACTCATCTTCTTTTTAGTTTCATCAGTATGTTTCTTACTTAGATGAGCTTGTCTTATTTTCTCCTTTGTTTCTTCAGAATGTTTCCATACTCCTTTAGTTCTTATATATATACCAGTAGGCATTTTTATTGCTTATTCCAATTCTCTGCTATATGCCTATCTAAGTTGAAATAATCATCCACTTCAACAAAATAATATTGTATATCATTAAATAAATCTTTATCTTCTTTAGTGTTAAACTTATTAAGGTAACTTGATAATTTAGCTCCAAAATCAAATAAAACAATTGGCTTTACTTTTGATTTTACAAATTGGTTTACTTCTAAAAACCAAATATTTAATCCTGCTGGAAAATGAAAAGAAGGTGCTGTTTTTTCTGCGCCTCTAAAAAAAGTAGAAATTGCCTTTGATTCACCTAATTTATAATTTACCCTATTGTAAATTTCTGCAATCTCTTCTTTATAGGTTTGTTTATCAAATTTTTCGTCCCAATCACTATTTTTCCATATAAATACTATATCAATCGATTCTAAATTATATTTCTTTTTTAAATTAAGTATTTTATGAAACTTATCTTTTAAAGAATCATAATCATCTGCAACAATAACTGCATCGGTCATTAATTGCTCTACCTCATCTACTATTAAATTTGCTATTCTTTCTATATTAAACTTCAATCCTGAATTTTTCACTTTACTTCCTCCTCTTTTAC